ATGTTGATTTAAGATTTCCAGTAAAAGTAAGTATTGGAAAAAAGTGGAAACGCTGGAAGGAGTACAAAATATTCCGATGAGTACAATGTCAGTATTAGACTTGGAAGATGAATTCAAAGAAGCACTCTGCGCCATAAAAGTAGTGTTACATGGCAATGTGAAAAAATTTAGTATTAAAGATGAACTCAAGATAGATTATGAAAATATAGAGTATGAGATGGAAGTATTTCCAAACAAGTACCATCTTTGGTCTATGTTGTATAGTGAAGTTAAAGAACAATTTTCAGTTATCGAGAAAAAAATAAAAAAGCGCAAAGGTATTTTATATGATGAAATAAGTAAGCAAGGTGGTGGTAAAATGCGCCGAGCTGATATTTCTGATTTAACCGAAACAGATAAAGTGTTGAATGAACTAGAGCTTAAGAAAATAATTATAGAAAAACAGTCACAAAAACTTTGGTTTACTTTAGAAGCTTTGAAAATGAAAAATGATAATTTACGTTCTTTGGCTGGATTTAGAAAACAAGAACTTTATCAGGCTGGCCAGTCTGTTTAACAATTACGAGACTACGAAAGGAGAATAATCTACGATATATACGATATATACGATATTTACTAATTTACGAATTTACTGAATTTACTGAATTTACTGAATTTACGAAAGGTAGTAGAAATGGCTGATTTAATGTACGATCTCGAATCTATTCGTGGGAAAATGAGAAAACGCAAGGGCGGATCTAAAGATCCAAACGAGTGGAAGCCTGAAAAGGCTGATAGCGGTAAGTCTATCAAGTACAAATTTTTCATTCTCCCTCCAGTTGACAGCATGGATCTTTGGTACTACGAACATGGCAAGCACTGGATTGACAAGAAGCCACTAGAATGTCCGAGAGTTCATGATGGCGACGAGTGTCCTCTCTGTCAGTTTGGTTTTGACATGATGAAAGAAGTAGAAGAAAAAGAAGAGCGAAGAAAGATCGCCAGGCAGTTTTTGGCATCTGCTCGTTATGCTGTGAACATTTACTTCCCAAATGTGGAGTCAACACCGCAGGAACTTCGTGGTAAGGTTATGTGGTTTTCAATGCCACAGAGTGTTTATTTGATCATGGAAGAAGTTATCATGCGTGATTCTTCTAACGATGATCTTGAACCAGAAGCCTCCGGTATTTTCTTCGATCCAAGCGCAGCGTTTCCGTTTGTTTTGGAAGTTAAGAAAAAGGGTGAGTTTAATAGCTATGAGTCGAGTCATTTTATCAATAAAGCCATGCCACTTACTGGTGGCGGTGAAGATAAGGTTACTGAGATTCTAGACTGTCGGCATGATATTCCTTCTCTTCACGGAGAAAGAGATGTTAATGCGCTTCAGGCTATTGTTGACAATTATAAGGGTGAAGAATCAACACCAGTTCAGCCTTCGGCACCGAGCACGCCAAAGAAGCCTGATCCTAAGCCGGAACCCAAAGAGCCAGAATTGCCAACAACACCAGAAGCCGGTCTTGAGGAAGAAATTCCAGAGACTGCGGAACCTAAGGCAGCAGAAAAAGCCGAATTAGAAGTAGAAGACGGCGATCTTACTGCTCTCTTGGACGAACTCAACAGCGACTAGACAATCTTGATCATATAACACAAACGGGGACTCGCAAGAGTCCCCTTTTTTATTGAAATTTATTGGTATTGGATTTTTAAGCTGCTTCAAATCCAAGATTTGTTAATATTTCATCATATGATAGACTAACATCTATAAATCCAGTATCAATACATCTAGCTGCTATTTCATTAGCAATTTTATGATCTTCTACTGTGTCTTCCCAATCTTCACCTTCTACTTTTGCAGTGTGCACCCCAGATTCTTGCTCACTACCAGTTTTTATACTGTGAATGCCACCAATGCCTTGAGGATCATCTTTGCCATCACCATCTTCTATTGCTTCTAATTCATCTGCATCAGCTAAGACAGCTAATCTATCTTTTTCTGTCTTTGCGCTGCTAATTTCATGATTTAATTTTTGGAAATCTCCATATAGATCTGTGTTTATTAAATCTTCATCTTCTCCGTATTCTACACCATCTTCTTCACCTATTTTCGTTAATGTTGCTATATATTTACCATCTTCAACAGAAATATTATTATCTATTTTAAAATTTTCTAAATCTGTCATTGCATTTTGGAGTTTTTCGTCTGCATCTTCAATTTTTTCTCTATAAATATCTATTTCTTCTTCGCCTTTTTTAA